AGGTTGAGTCGCACTTGAATCGCCACCACCACAAGAACGGCTGGACGCATCGCTTAACTGAGCCAGATCCTGCTGAATCTCACGGATAGCGTACAGCCAGTAAAGCTCCAACCAGTCATGGGTGAAGTAGGTGCGGCCCTCGGCGCGCTGCCGCCCCACCACCAACGAATGGCTTTCATTCACAGGAACCGCGATCACCTCGATGCCAGCCTTACCTACACGCGCCAGCATTTTCTCCATGTGTCGCTTCGAATTAGGCTCATGCACGACCACACGATCACCCGGCTTTAACGCTTCGATCATGCGGGTAGTCCGGCCTGTCACCCGCGATGACTTGAAGAAATTTTTGGCCAACGACTCAATGCCGGAACCAATACCATAGATATCCATACTAACGACCTCCCGAGTCACGCTCCCGCGTGCGATCTTTCAGCGCCTCTAACGCCCGCTCGATACCCTGCAGCGCCTCGGCGTTGTACAAATCGGCATGCGGCCCATCTTGGAACCGCTCCAGGCGGTCGGCACACGTCGCCAGCACCGCCTCCAGGGTCACACCGTTGGGGCCGACCTCCTGCGGATTGCCGTCCTGAAAACTGATACACCCCAACACCTGGGCACCGCCAGTCATCAATTCGCACTCAGCGCCCACACCAATGATGTAATGATTCTGGGCGCCTCCTGGGGAGTACGGCCCGTGAGCGATCACCGCTTGGCCCATGTCACCGCGCCCGTTAGGGCTCACGGCATGCCCGGTCACTAGCCGGGGCTGATCTAAATTAGGCATTGGCTGACACCTCTCCAGCAACGAACTTGCGCGCCTCCTCAAGAAGACGAACAGATACAAAAACAAAGTTGTCTGTCTCCAACCCAGAATCAGGTGCGCGATACATTAAGGAAGGCCGCCCACGAGCAGATACATGCGCCTGATACTCAGCCGCTAATTTACCGACGATAGAATCAGCAGAAACCACAGGCACCGCCCACAGCTGAAACGGCCCATCTTCCGTATCGTGAATAGAAAGCAGCACAGCATCTGCGCTAGGCGGCGCTAGCTCCCAGCGTGAAAACCCGTTACCTCGCTCGACATACTCTTCATACGCCGGGCTATCTTCATCGACCGTGCTTTCAAAGCTCACGCTCTGCAGCTTGCAACCGTTCGCCTTCTTAAACAGCTGAATGATATTGGTGGGGATAATCTCAACATCACCCAGCGAGTCTATAAGCGCCTCCCACTCAGGGTGCGTAAAGCTACCATCCTTCTCTCTGACCACTTCAACGGCTTCAATCATGGCCGTAACTCCTACTGTCGGTTTTGAATAGCGCGCCAACGCTCATTGCCAATGTCTGCGTTATAGCGTGCCAGCGTTATTTCACGCTCACCACTCGATGCGCCCCAAAGCGGGCGATAACGCTTGTTTTTGCTGCCTTCTTGGTCGTACTGGCAGGAACCACCATAGAAAACGTTTTAGGCTCACTGCCTACCGAAACGGTCACGCGGAACACCCGGTTAACCGCTTGGGTAGTCACAGCCCTAGCACCTGCTCAACATGCAAACGGGCCTTAGCCAGCCGCCGCTTGTACGTTCTCACCCCCATTTCTAACGCGTGGGCCTTCTGCAGCTGCCCAATATTGCGATGGTCATAGCCGCGCAGCTGTCGGCGGCTCACCACCCGCGCCACGCCCGCGTTGTACTCCAGCCGCAACACGTCGGCGGTCAACAGATCCTCACGCGCCAGCGATACCACCGCATACTCGATGCGCTCTTCGAGCGGGCACGACTCCGCGCCCATCGGCGCGGCCCCGCCCACGGTCGAACGGCTCACCACCCCGCCGTTATCGATCAACACGCCCAGCAGCGACGTGCCCAGCGCAGCACCGCCGCCCTGCAGGCACCAGCGCGCCCAGCGCTCCAGCATTAGGTCCAGATCATTTGCCGCCCGACGCCCCACCGCTACGCCTCCACAACCGTCAGCGGGTACAACTCCTCGACCTGCCGCTTTTTGAGCTTATATATATCGGTACGAACGCCTTTAACGTCGATCCATTCCACCGTGCCGTCAGCGCGGAACACCACAAAATCAATCACGTATTTCACCCCACCCGGTAGGGCGATAGGCACTTGCATCAGGAACATGGTCACGCGGTCGGCCTGCTGTTCGCTCAGCAGGTACAGGTAGTAATTCGCCTCTTTTTTCGAGTCGAACGTATGCCCGTGAATGGTTACCTTTTTGTTGTTGTACTTAGCCGCATTAGGCGCACGGCGGCGCATGTTATGCCGTTGCATGACGCGCCCCCAACCAATCGTTAAACCGCTCCACCAGCGCCAGGTATTCGCGCCCGGCCTGCTCGTTACCATCTAGCTCGCGGCGGCTTAGCACCCCACACGCCAGCCGCACCTCTGCCGCCGCCGTGGCGGCATCCGGCACCCTGCGCCCGGTGGTAGCCGTGAGATAGTCACGAAATAGGGGGTTATTGCACAGCATCGCCGCGCCTTTTGCGTAACGGCTCACGCTTCCCCCTTAGCTACTGGCAACTTAAAGCGCTGAGGCGGGCCAAGATAATCATAAGGCGGCATCGCCTGCAGGCCGTGAGTGTCAGCAAGTCGGATTAAAATCGCCCCGATCTCACAGCCCGACAAATCAACGTCAACAAGCTGCAAGTAGGCATGAATCGTGCTGATCGTGTGACATTCACCGTCGGACAGAACCTCCACCACCTCGGCAATCCCTACGGCGTCAGGTTCAGCAGCATCTAGGCCGAACAGCTCCGCAAGGCTGCCATCGGCTTTCTCTTCCTCCATGAGCTTATGAATACTCACGCCACACCCCGCTTAGCCCACAGCTCAGACAGCGCCGCCTCACCATCAATAAAATGGCGGTGGCCATCCTTGGTGGCGGTGGCCAGCAGATCCCCGCGCACAATCGGCACCTCGTCGCTGGGCACGCCCTCTACATGCACAACATGCCCGCCCAGCTTGCGGATGCGCTCAGCCTCTACCCGATGCACCACGTGGGCCACCACCAAACACTCCGCCCCCTTGGCCGGGGTCGCGCTAATCATTTCATCCAAGCGCTGCATACGGCGGGCCACCTCGGTATGGGCGCCAAAGCGCTGCGCGGGCGCATCGTTGTAAACGGACACGGTACAAATCTGCGCATCACGCATTGCCCGCGCCACGCGCTCGCGTGCCGTCGCGTTAGCGCCAGCAATTCCAATCAATAGCATTCGACGGCCTCTCTGAGTCGTTGGGCGCGGTGCGCCTGCAAAATGTCGTGCAATACGGTCACCTTGGCCGCATCGCCCTGACGTAACGCCGCTTCGACTGCCGCGCTCATATCCCCCACGGTCACGCGGGAAACGCACCAGCGGGCGAAATAGCGCAGGTTATCGGGGTGGTTCGCCACGTGGGGCGGGTAAGCCAGATCATTGATAAACCACGCCGCCCACTGCTCGGGGCGGTGGTAAAGGGTGTCGTCGGTGGGTGCCTGGGCAGGGTCTACGCGCTCAAGCGTGGGGCAATGCACGGTGAGTGATTCGCCATCGTCCTCGACGATCAACAGCCCCTGCGCTTGGTAAAACGCCATGAACTCACGGGCGCTATCGTCGTCGGCCTGCATCAAATCACCCCACGCCACGTAGGTTTTAGCCACCGGGCCAGGGGTCGCTGCCAGCGCCTCCAGCACCAGCAAATAGCGGGCATAGCCAATCAACCCATACTCAGCCGCCACGGTAGCCACGCCCTCGCTCTGCGCCAACCCGGCAGGATGAACGAACGCGCTCACGCCGCCACCCCATCGCGCTCAGCCAGCACCGCCGCCCAAGGGCCATAGATGCCGTTATAATCCACCGCGCCAGCGGTCAACCGCACGATGCGCCCAGCGGTGCGTAAACTCGGGGCACGATCAAAGCGATACCAGCTCATCACCGTACGGGGCTTCTCGCTGAGTAGCGCGCCCGCACAGTCCGGCCCGCCCACTTGATCAATCCAATCATTTAGCAACACTTTAGCGCACCATTTAACACGAAGTGTGTTAAGCCTAGCGCGAAGATTGCCCACGCACAAAGGTTTTTTTATTCCACACTTACACGCTTTGTGTATTACTATTGCCTGAGAGGTAATATTTACCCGAAAATTAATCACCGAAGGCGCACACGGACGGCATCGACGGCGGGATAGATAACGGGAAGCGGAAAATGTCACAGCAAAGCGACAGGCAGGACAAAAAAGAACTCATCGCGCAGCGCCTAATAGAAGTGCGCAACCACCTGGGGTGGTCGATCCGCGATGCAGTTGAAGCCCTCGGCTACGTGCGCTCCCGGTACACCAACTGGGAACTAGGCATTCGCATGCCCGGCTATCAAGAGCTAGAAGATATTGGCAATGTCACCGGCTGCAACCCCGGCTACTTTGTCGGCTGGACAAACCGCATGATCGACAGCAGCTACGTCGTGCTAGACCGCACCACGGTTAAAACCCGCGTTGGCTCGATCACCGTGCAAAACGCCACCGACGTAGCCGCCTACCGCGACGACTACCTCGCCGAAAAAGGGCTAAAGCCCAGCAGCATTATCACCGTCAAAGCCGAAGATGACGCCATGGAAGG